GGTCGGGCAGGCTCGTGCTGCCGAGAACGCTCTGAAGGATGCCCTCACCGGCATCAATACCACCACCGATCAGCTCACCGCGCGGCTCGCCCTGGCGACAGGCAAGGCGATGGAGCGCCTGCTGACGTCGACCAGCCAGGCCGTCGAGGGTGCCCTGGTCGCGGCCCAGCAGCGGGTCCAGATCCGAGCTGTCCGGCAGGCCGTGCCTGGTTCGGCCGACGCGGCTATCGCTGATGCGCGCATCTCTACGGAGCGCGCCGTCCGGCGGCTGGGCGAAGGCAGCACGCTCGCAGAGCGCGACGCCTTCGCTGATCGGCAGGCCATCGCTCGTGTCCAGGCCCTGCGGGAGCGGGCGACGGCCGAGGCCGAGAACAAGGACCGTGACGCCACCGATCGGCTGCGCGCGCGCCGGGAGCGTGAGACCGCGGAAGCCGAGAACAAAGAGGTGGATCGGATCCGCCGGCTGCAGGCTGTGCGCGAGCGCGCCAACGCCGAGACCGAGAACAAGGATCGTGACCGCCGGCTGACAGGGGAGACCGCTCTTCGGCAGGTCTCGCGCGATACCGCTTTCGTGAACCGCTACGGGGTCGAGCGGGGCGAGTTCCAGCGCATGATCGCGCAGGAGAACCTGTCGATCAATGACCAGAAGGCGTTGCTGCGCACCTGGGCGTCCGAGCGTCGCGCGGCGGTAGGCGCCGCGACACCGAAGACGGACGAGCAGCTTCAGTTCGGCGCCCGGGAGGGCTTCCGGGCGCGTCGAGCTGCCTTCGATCTGGACGGTGGGGCTCAGCAGTTCGCGTTCCAGGCGCAGCTCGCCGCGAACTACGCGACCTTCGGCCTGCTGACGAGCGCGATCACTGGGGCGATGGCAGCGCTCGTCGCCTTCGACGAGAACCTGGTCAAGTTCCAAGCGATCACCGGCGCGGCCAACTCGGAGATGGCTGGCTTCCGCGCCAACCTCCTCGAGGTGGCCGCGACCAGCAAGTTCTCGGTCAACGATCTCACGCAGGTCGCCATCTCCCTCGGCCAGACCGGTCTTGCCGCCAGCGAGGTCACGAAGGCGCTCAAACCCGTCGTGGATCTCGCGGCTGCGTCGGGCTCGACCCTGCAGGAGAGCGTGTCCGCCATCACTGGCGTGCTCGGTGCCTACAACATGGAGGCCGGGCGCGCGGCCGAGGTCGCCGACGTCTTCGTCGCTGCGCTGAACCGCACCAAGCTGACGATGGACCAGCTCCAGCTGGGCATCCAGTACGCCGCGAACATCGCGCGCGACAGCGACGTGAGCTTCACGGAGCTGACCGCCTCGATCGGCGCCATTGCCCAGGCCGGCGTGAAGTCGGGGTCGACGATCGGCACCGGCATGCGCCAGCTCATCACGGAACTAGCCGCACCGTCCGACAAGCTGCGGAGCGTCCTGAAGGAGGTCGGGATCGACCTCGCGGATGTCGACCTACGGACCCAGGGCTTCTCCGGCGTCCTCCAGAACCTGCAGAAGGCCGGTTTCGGCACCGCCGAGGCGCTTCGCTCCATGGATCTGCGCGCCGCGGCGGCCTTCTCGGCTCTCGTCGGGCAGGCCGACAAGCTCAGCACCCTCCAGAAGGAGTTTCTGCTCACCTCCGCAGCGACGGAAGGGGCGGCCAAGGCCAACGAGAGCCTGTCGTCCGCCGGCCAGCGTCTCACGAACATCGTGTTCGGTCTCGTGGACACCGCCTTTGCCCCGCTGGTGAAGGTCCTGACCGCGGCGGCCGGCGGCACCGGCACGATGCTGGAGAAGCTGAACCAGCTCGGCCCGATCCTGCCTGTGATCGCCGCTGGCTTCGGCTCCATCGCCACAGCCATCGCCGCCGTGAAGATCGGCCAGCTCGTGGCCGGCTTTACCTCTATGCTCGGGGCGGGCGGTGCTCTGGCGCTGCTCTCTGGGCCGGTCGGCCTGGCGGCCGGTGCGGTGGCGGGCGCCGGTGGGCTGATCTACTACCTCACCACGCTCCAGTCGGAGGCCGAGAAGGCGCAGGTCGCCCTCGACATCCTGAAGCGGTCCGAGAACGAGCTGACGTCCCGGCAGTCGACGCTCCAGCAGCGCTCGACCGACCTGGACCGCACGATCCAGACCCTGATCGACCGCCGGGAGAAGCTCAACAGCGATCCGCTGATGCGTGAGACGGCGGTGATCGAGGCCCAGAAGGCGTTCGGGGACATCGGTCTTGCCGCCGACCCGGCCCGTACCTCGGTCGACGAGCTGATCAAGAGCCTGCAGGGGTTGCGCGTCGAGCTGAACACGCAGCTCCCCACTCTGCTGTCCGAGCAGATCTCGGTCCTGAGCAAGAAGATCGAGGAGCTGAACCGACTTCAGGCCGCTCGCGCCCGGGGATCGCAGGTCACGGTCGGGACAGCCTCCGGCGACGTGGCTGGGATGGGCGCCCTCATCGACGTCGATCCGCTGGCCGACATCCAGCGGCTCGACCGGAACGGCCCGGGTATCTACTCGACCATGGCTCAGGTCATCCGTGACCCGCGCCTCCTCGGCGAGAACCCGCTCGGCGGCGCGGCCCCCTACCGAACGGCCGCGCTCCGTGAGGTCGATGAGCTGCGGACCCAGGCCACGCGTGCGCTCATCGCCGGATACAAGTCAGGGGCCGACCGTCTGGATGCCCGGGTCAAGGCGGTCGAGGCGGCGCTCGCTCGTTTCAACGAGGTCGTGGCGACGGCGACCGACATCCAGGCTACCGAGCAGCAGCGCCGGACGGCGCAAGCCGCCGAACGCGCGGCCAGCCTGCAGGATACCTCAGAGTTCGCCGCGGTCCGCTCGGCCCGCGACCGCCTCTCGGGCCAGCAGCTCGCTGGCGTCACCGAGGCCAGCCGTCGCGCCGGCTTCGGTGGCCTCCAGGACATGCGCGCCGCCGCCCGCGTCGTCTCGGGAGAGGCGCAGGGCGTCTTGGACCAGATCAAGGTCCTGAAGGACGCCATCGTCGCTCGTGGAGGCAGCGACGAGGAGCGCGAGCAACTCCGCAAGGCGGCCGACGATGCCTATCGCGAGGTCACCACGGGGCTCGAGGCCATCGTCCGTGGGCAGAGCAAGGAGGTGCGGGATCGCTTCTCGGCGAGCGCGCCGGAGCAGAAGGCCGTCCTGAACGCGCGCATCCGCTCGGACGAGGCGCAGCTCGCGCTCATCCAGCGTCAGACTGCAGCGTCCGGCGACCCCACCCGGGTGGCCGGCTTTCGCGCGATGGCCGAGCAGATCCAGCGCGAGATCAATGCGGCCCGCGAGCAGATCTTCCAGATCGAGCAGGGCAACACGCCCGAGGAGATCGTCAACAAGAACCCCGAGCTACGCGCCCGGCGTGACGAGATCCAGCGTGAGGGCAAGGCGAAGCTCGACCAGCTGACGGTCACCTACGGCGAGATCCACAAGCGGCTCCAGGACCAGATCCTCAACTACAAGATCGAGGGCGAGCAGGACCGGAAGAGCCTGATCGAGAACCAGATCAAGGGCTTGGAGAAGGTTCGGGACGACGTTCGCTCGACCCCAGAGCAGATGCGCGCGGCCGTGCAGGAGATCAACCGTCTCCTCGGCGAGGTCGCTGCGATCGGCAAAAGCATCAACGCTCTCCAGGTTCAGAAGGGCGACATCCGCATCCCGGACGTCGTCCCCGGCACGACCTATCGGGGCGGCTCGACCCAGCAGCGGATCGTCGACACCCTCCGGGGGCAGGGCGTCAGCGAGGAGCGCATCCGCTATGCCCTAGCGAATGGGCAGATCGAGACCGGCGGCTATGATCCTCGGGTGATCTCGGGCGAGCGCCGCTCATCGGCCGGCGCCACCGGGCTCTTCCAGTTCCTGCCCTCGACCTGGGAGCGTATGTACGGCACCCGCAATGTGGATGTCGGCTTCGAGGCGCAGATGCGCGCCTTCCAGGAGTTCACTCAGCGCAACGCCGGGACCTTCCGCTCGAACATGGGCAGGGAGGCGACGAACGAGGAGCTCTACCTCATGCATCAGCAGGGCGCCGGCGGCGCCCTGAGCCTGCTGCGCGGCGGCGATCGGTTGGCCACGGACATCCGTGGGCTCGATGCCGTCCGGGGGAACATGGGCAAGGACTTCCGCTCCGACATCACCGCGGAAGAGTTCGTCCAGTACATCCTGCGCAAGTACCGAAACGCCGAGACCACTGTCGGGAACCCCTCCCCCACGAGCCGGGCGACGGAGACTGCCCGCCGGCAGCAGACGGCCGATGACCGGACCGCGGAGGACTTCGAGAACCGCCGGCAGGCCAACGCGCGCGCCGAGGAGAAGGCGAACCGCGAGCGCATGCTGGCGGACCTGCGCAAGCAGGATCGGGCGCTGAGCGAGCAGTACGACACCCAGCTGACCCTGGCGAAGCGGGTCCAGGATCCCGCCCGTGTCATCGACGCGAACCGCGACGCCTTCACGACCCTGGGCCAGCTCTTTCAGAATGCCCGCCAGCGCGACGAGAACCAGCCGGATCGCGGCAGCGACGAGGACCGCGAGACGGCTCGTGCCGCGACGCGCCGACGCTTCGCCGACCTCTACTCCCAGCAGGGCCTGAACCAGGCCGAGACCGCCGGCAAGGCGAGCTTGAAGGAGATCACGGACCGGCTCGAGCAGCTCATCGCTGCTCGCAAGGAGTTCGAGCGCCCCGAGAACATCGCTCGTGCCGGTAACACGGAGCGCATCAACCAGCTCAACGACGAGATCAACACCCTCCAGAAGCGCAAGGAGCTGGAGGGCGAGTACGCCGCCAACCAGGCCAAGATCATCGCGCTTGAGGAGACCCTCAAGCAAATGAAGGCGGTCGGCCTTGACACCGATCGCGACACCCTCGCGATCCGGGAGCGCCTGCGCGACGTCACCGAGCAGCAGAAGCGGCTCGAGCCCACCAACAACCTCGCTCGTCAGCAGGCGCGCACCGAGCGCACGCTCGGCGAGGCGGGCACCGGCGCCGTCGACTCCTTCATGAAGAGCCGTGGGATCGTCGATTTTCAGGGTCGGCTCGTCGACCCTATGGTCGAGGCTCAGAAGCGCATCGAAGAGAGCCTGACGGTCATCGGCAACTCCTTCGACAACCTCTGGACGAACCTGTTCAACGGATCGATGAAGGCCGGCGATGCGCTGAAGAAGTTTGCGACCGACATTCTCGGCGGCCTGATGTCGTCGATCTCGAAGAGCCTGACGAACAGCATCTTCCGCTCGATTTTCGGCGGCGAGGGGTTGAGCGGAGGCAGCGGCGGCAGCATCACGAGCTTCTTCTCGTCGCTCTTCGGAGGCACCCAGGCCGCCGCCCTCGGTGGCGTGATCCGGCGCGCCGGCGGCGGCACGGTGCCGGTCTCCGACGCCGCGCTGGCGAACCGAGACAGCAAGATGGTCTACGCCATGCCCGGCGAGTTCATGCTGCGGAAGTCGGCGGTCGACGCGATCGGCCGCGACAAACTCGAGCAGATGAATGCCCTGGGCAACACCATGGTGAGCCGGGCGCCGCCGATCGACACCTCAAGGCGCCTGGGCGGCGCCTCGGCGAGCGCCAATGTCTACGTCGTTCCCCCCGAGCAGGTCCCGCCGCCGAGCGAGAAGGACATCGTCCACATGGTCGGCAACAACATCCGCAAGGGCGGGGCTCTGAAGGAGCTGGTCAAGAGCGTGGCCACGCGAGGCTGAAATGGCTGTCTCCGACATTTTCGACTTCCCCTACCACACCCCCAACGACGAGTACCCGGGTAGCTCGTCGTTGAAGCTCGGGCGCGGCTACCGCTTCGCGGCGAAGCCCCCTGGACCGGACGAGGTCCTCGTTCACCTGAACTTTCCCAGCATGTTCGTGTGGCAGCTCAATGCCGGCGATGGTCCCAACAAGACCGTCTTCCCACAGCTCAACATCTATGCCCTGGAGACCTTCTACAAGAAGGTGAGGATGTACGAGCCGTTCACCTATCCCCACGCCACGAAGGGGAACGTCATCGTTCGGTTCACGAAGCCACTGATCATGCCGAAGACCATCAAGACGTCGCCGGGAGAGATTGGCGGCATGACCGTCGCCGGCACCTCTTACCGCCTGCACCAAGTCGAACCCTTCGATCTCGAGCTGATGTACTTGGACGCCTGACATGCCCGTTCCCAGCTCCCATGTCGACGAGGGCCTCAAGCTCACAGCGGACGGCGAGGTCGTCTTCTTCGAGATCGCCCTCAAGAACGTGCCGAACGGCGCGACGGCGGTGATCCGCTTTCGCGATGGACCGCAGGGACAGACGACGACCTGGAACGGGAAGGTGTGGGACCACCTGCCCTGCCAGATGTCGGGCTTCACCCGCTCGTCCGAGGAAGAGCGTAATCGACCGACCCTTCAGCTCGTCAACCCGCTGGGCATCTTCAACGACGCTGCCTTCGCCGGCCGCTTCGATAGCGCGATCCTGCAGAAGTTTACGGTCCTGCGCGATCACGTCGAGCGAGGGCTTCCGATCGCCAACAACGAGATCTGGTTCATCGGCCGCGTCATGGACCTCATCTCCGGGCAGTCGATCAGCTTCGAGCTGCGTGCCCTCTCGGATGTCCCTGACCAGCTCATCCCGGCCCGCATGTTCACGCCCGGCGACGGCTTCCCGTTCGTGACCCTGTGAAGCGGTACGTTTCGTACCTACATCCCTGCCATGATCAAGACGGATGGTCTTCTCGGGCTCGAGTTCGAGCACGGCGTCAACGACTGCTACTCGCTGATGCGCCGCTTCTACGCAATGAACTTCGGCATCGACGTGCCTGACCTCGCCCGGCCGGACAGCTGGTGGGACAAGGACGCGCACGGCAAGAGCCTCAATCTCTATCTCGACCACTACGCCTGGGCCGGCTTCGGCCTTGTCCATGGCCGCCCGCAGGACTGGCTCCCCGGCGACGTGATCCTGATGGCCATCCGGTCCGAGGTGGCGAACCATGGCGCCATCCTACTGCCGCGCGGCCAGATCCTCCATCACTTCCTGGGTGCGCTCTCGCAGATCGAGCCGTACAGCCGGCCGCTGTGGCGAGACACGACGGTTGCTGTCCTGCGGCACCCGCAGGTCGACGGCACCAAGTTCCTGCAGGAGACCGAGATCGACGCCATGGAACTGGTCCCTCAGCGGATCCGGGACATGATCGAGGACGCGAGACAGGGGACTCTCGATGTCTGACCTGATCGCGGACCTTCTCGTGCTCTACGAGGACGATCTACTGGCCCCGGAGCGCTGCGGCTTCGTCGTGGACGACAAGATCGTCGAGGTGAAGAACATGTGCCACGAGCCGGCCGATGGTTTCGACATCTCCGGCGAAGATCTTATGAAGTACGAAGATGTTGTGACTGCATCCTGGCACACCCATACCGGGACAGACTGTAATCTCACCCGGGATGATCTTGTCTCATTCTTGAATTACCCCCACCTGCAGCACTATATCGTCGGCTCGGACGGCGTTGCTTGCTACGTCGTAGAGCAAGGGCGAGTGCTTCGTGCTGCGACGTATCCACCTTCACGGCGCGCTGAAGAGCATTCATCCGGGGATCCTTGAGATCCATGCTGCCACCCCCGCCGAAGCCCTGAAGGCGATCTCTCGTCAGATCCCGGGCTTCGGCGGGAACGCGATCACCGGCCCCCTTCGGGTCAAGGTCGCGGGGCTCGAGACCGTCGAGGAGCTGATCTCGCCCGGCGGTCCGCAGGACCTCCACATCTTCCCGCAGCTCAACGGCGGCAAGAACGGTGGCTTCTTTCAGATCATCATCGGGGCTGTGCTCGTGGCGGCGAGCTTCGTGACCGGCCCCGTGCTCGGTCCGATCCTCTTGAAGCTCGGTATCTTGATGGTGCTGGGGGGCATCCTGCAGATGTTCAACACGCCGAAGCGCGACAACAAGGACGCCCCCGAGAAGAAGAACCACTATCTCGGCGCTCCCAAGAACACGGTCGAGATCGGCACGCGTATTCCGATCCTCTGTGGCCAGGACCGTGTGGGTGGCCACTACTTGTCCTTCCAGATCGACGCCGTCGACACCGGAGTCGTCTGATGGCTCTCGGCTTGAAGGGGCGCAAGGGCTCGACCACGACGAGCCGAAAGGCGACGCGGCACGACGACACCCTGTTCGCGACCGACACCGTCGAGCTGTTGCTCGCGATCTCGGAGGGGCCGATCGACGGCTTCGTGGATGGGGCGGCGAGCTTCTACGTCGGCGACGTCCCTCTGCTCGACAAGGGCAGCAACACCCCGAACATCTCGAACTTCGAGCTGCGCATGCTGCGCGGCACGAACCCGGCCGACAGCATCCGGCTCAACCTCGGCGGATTGTCGTCGTCGAAGAACGTCGGCTTGGAGCTGCGCACCGCTGGGCAGGCGATCGTCACGCAGGGCGACAAGACCCAGATCGACTACATCGACATTCGCATCGTCGTGCAGCAGCTGCTGTCGCTCTCGGCGGAAGGCGGCGAGTTCCCGACCGGTGTCGAGTTCAAGATCGAGATCAAGCCGCGCTCGGCCTCGACCTGGCAGATCCCCTTCGACAACCAGCCCCCTCCCCCCGTCGAGAACACGTCGGGTGCCTCGAACTATCGTCCGGGTGCGTCGACCCCGGGCACGGTGATCAACGACAGCTACCGGGAGACCTACGTCTCGCCTGGTACCGCCACGCAGCCCGTGCCCAAGGCAACCGGTGCGATGTGGTTCCTGTCGGACCTCACGCCCTGGAGCCCGCGCATCTGGAACGGCACGTCCTGGCAGGTCCCGAACGGTTTGGCCTCCGGGAGCCGCAGCGGGTACGCGATCTGGACCTGGACCGACTACGACGGCGCTTCGCGGACCGCTTGGTATAGCCCCAGCGGCACCGCGCCGCCGCCGGGAACCTTAGGCGTGGGCGACTTCCTGCTCACGCCGCAGTCCGGCGAGCAGGTCTACGCCTTCAACGACACGTCGTGGGTCTCGACCAAGCAGTTCGACACGCCGGCCATCGCGGCCCCGGGCGTGATCCAGATCGCCGGTCTGACTCGGTCGCCCTACCCCAAAGACTATCGGATCCCGGTCGCGCGGATCAACGAGCCCTATGACGTCCGCCTGACCCGCATCAGCCCGGTCTCGGACAAGACCGTCGTCCGCAACATCACCTTCGAGAGCATCCAGGAGGTGAAGCGAGACGTCGTGTCGTTCCCGGATCTCGCCCTTGCCTGGTTGACGATCAAGGCCACCGACACCTTCACGCAGGTCCCCGACTTCACCGGCGTCTATCGGGGTATCCGTGTCCCGGTGCCGTCGAACCACGTCTTCAACGAGACGACGAACCTCTCGGAGTTCCCGGGGATCTGGGACGGCACATTCAAGATCGCCTACACCAACAACCCCTCCTGGCACGCCTACAACTTCATCAAGAACTCTCGGTACGGGAAGAACGCCTACTACCCCGAGGTCCCCGATCAGTGGGACTTCTATGAGTTCGGCAAGCACTGCTCGGCCCACGGCTTTCGGTTCAACGAGTATATCCAGGACCCTCGTTCCACCAACGAGCTGATCAACTACATCGTCGGCATCGCCGGCGGTCGATACGTCGACCGCGGCGACGGATACTCGACTGTGATC